TCTAAATTAAAAAAATCGTTATATATACTCATATACAGGTTTCTACTAGTTTCGCCTCTGCCTCTCTTCTTGCAAGCAATCCATCAAGACCCTTACCTTCCCATATACGCTTCATTTTTCGTAACTCCTCTGCAATACCTCTATAATCACGCTTTGGCACAAGGAGCTTTATGTCTCTCATTTCGAGACGACTATCTCCTGTCATACTCGTTCCTCGATTAAAAACAAGGGAGACAAGGGCTCCGTAAGCATTATCACAAAGCTGATCAAGACCTGGAAAAGCTTTCTCAGCAAGATTAGCAAACTTAGGCCATGTTAAAGTATTGAATATATGTACAGCGTGATTCCAATCAACGGTAATATTAAGCGGTTTTATTTGTTGTACATACTCTCTACCTGCTTGCCCGGTCTTACCAGAAGCACGTCTTACAGCTTCAAGTTGATCAGACGGTAAAAAGCCAAAAATTCTTGAAAGCTCATCTGGTGTATAATAACCACAATCAATACCTATACCAAGTGTTGTTCCTGACGCACCTCCTGGCCAAGTTGGATGTGTTAGGTATTTGTTATAATATGATTCATTACCACCAACTTCATATTCAAGAATAAGATTTAATGCATCAGGTGATGGGTATTTCATATATTAACATTTTGAATATTATAATCACCTTCTTTAGTGTTATTTGTTAAAAATTGCTCACTAACATTAATATTTCTGTTTTCATTAAACAAACTGCTTTGATTACTTGTTATATTTTGATTTTCACTAATGGAATTCGATCTAAAAAGTTTCATTGTTTCGGTACCAGAGTAACCAAGAATAAAAGCACCTGCTAGAAACGTTAAAAATGTAAGATAAGGTGTAACATCTCTTAATAAATGAAAAGCATCTAAGCTCATTATTATGGTCAGATATATAAGGAAAACAATAAGCCACTTTTGTCTGTTTCCTTCACAGAATTTTTCTTTTGTAAAAAGTTTTCTTTCCTCAGACATACATAATTACTTATCCATGTAAATGGAAAAGTATACAACGTGCTATAACTACGCCAAATATTAAGCTATAAACACATATAGCATAGAAGAGATAGTTTGAGTGTGGTCTATAATCCTGATCCATACTTAGAAAAGAATACCGCAAAGAAACCCTAAGATAAAGATAGCAATAACAAGGGATGTTTTTGGGTGTAAAGCTACCCAATCAAAGAATGAATTAAATGCTTTGGATACTATTGAAGTAGCTGTATTAAGTTTAGGTGTAGCAACAGTAATAGCTTCATGAACTTTTGGTTCAAACGCTGAAACCGTATTATTTATAGTGGATTCTATATTTTGTATAAGATCGTCCATAATAATATTTATGGTACAAGTCTATTTTTTGATTAAAATAGAAGGAACCTACTGGCTCTCAACCAGATATAGCCTAAAATAGCAGTAACTAATACAATAATAGCTATACTCTTACGTAAATTTGATGCTTCTAGCTTATAAACACGTGTTTGAAGAGTTTCAGCGTTTTTAATAATAATATCTTTCATTTCTTTTTGATGTTTAAGTTCATTTATTGTATTTTGATTATCCTTTACAAGATTAGCGTTATCTTTCTTAAGCTGTTCATTAATGGCTCTATTTTTTAATAAAGCTTGATAATCAGACGAACCAACAACTACAACTCTTTCATCTTTATATTGATCTGGTACTAAGACCACAGCTGTTTTACCTTTTTTAGGTGAATTTTTAACAACTTTATCAGCTTCATATACTGATTGAATAGGAATTCTATGTTTCGGTGTTTTTACAAGTTTTGTTGTTTCATTTGAATAGTAATAAGCAAGATCAACACGCTTCTTAATTAAAGAATCAGACGTTGCATATACATTTTGACTGAGAGCTTCGGATTGTTTCTCAGTATAATATGTACAAGAAACAAGAAAAGCAGCTATGGCTGCTAAAATAAGAATACGCTTCATGTATATAATTACATAATGGCGATTAAGAAATCAACTTTTATTGATCAGGAAATAATGTACGAACAATTATTTCTGTTGTATTAACGGATGGGCGTGTATGAATAACCGCTTTTCTAACTGTAGATGTTTGGTGCGCTACAAGTTTTTGTGAAACACTCTCATTATCACTTGAACCGCCATGAGTAGCATTCTCATTATTTGCCATATATTAATAATTATAAGCTGAAAGCTGAAAGTATTTCCAAATTGATGACACAGCGTTTGAACTAGTGTATCCTGTTGATACTGCAGTTATCAAAGTACCGGTTGGACCATTAACATAGTATAGAGAGTTAACAGGGTATCCACCTGCATTAAGAGTAAACTGAACGTAATCGTATTGAGGAATACCTAATCCGGATGAATCACCTTGATTGACATTATAAGTTAAAACTGCAACTTTTGGATAAATTGTAGTAGCTGTTAATGCATTTGATAATGAATTATTTGGAAACGCCTGTGTTGTATCAGGATAATGAGTTACTGCCGTAACAGATACAGATGGAAATCTACTATCACCAAACAAGGGAATAAATTTACCGTTTTCTAATTGTTCAAAGTTATATACTACTGAGGAATTATCACTATTGTCAGGACTTGGCATATATTATTATTTATTGTAGAAAGATCTTTTTATATAAAATTGATGCAAAGAAATATGTTATAACTCCACATAGTATATTAGAAATTGAAGGCGTAAAAATTAGTAAAGCTATAGGATTATATAAAAACGAAGTTAATAAGCCAAACCAAAATGCACTGCATTCTGGACATAAAAGAGGTATACTAATAATAGGTATTTTTGAAACTAAATTGCGAACTGGTTTAAAAATTGTTGAAAAACTCCACATATATGAGACACCAAGACTCATACAAAGAAAAGATAATATTTTATCAGTAATCATTACCCAATAAATACAGCACGAATATAAGAAACATTCTTAACGCCCCATGAATTTTGTTGAATAATATTTCCATTATTATCGTATAAATTTTGCATGTCAGCAAATAGAGTTGCGGCTGTAGTGTTATTATTATGAATACCAGGGTTTGTTTGTGGGTACGCTGCAGACGAACCAGGAGCTCCATTATAAAAATATGTGCCGTTTTGTGAAACAGGATCTTGTCCCCATGCATATATACCCTTATAATTAGGAAGATAATTAGGAGGTGAACCTGCTGTTGCTGAACTTGTAAATCCGAACTCATTTCTCGGTCCATCTTGACCATATTTTGCTGCTCCGGTTTGCCAGCCATTTAATTCAAACCAACCATTACCAGGTGTTGCAAATAAAAATGTTTGTAACCCAAAAACTGTAGTAGTATTTGCAGGCATGTAGTAATAAGAACGTAGATACACTTCTTGACCTTGAGAATACGATGGTATTCCCTCCCACGCTGCTACATCAAGAACACTTAACGGGCGAGTTGCAGTTGTATACGCTCTGTATGGTGGAGATAATAATGGAAAAGATCCTGTAACATTAGTCCAGCTAAGTTGATCAAAGGCACTAGGTGTTGTTGTAGTAAATGTACCTAATCTTGCCCAATTAGTAGTTGCGTTGGCACCCATTCTAACAAAAAGTCTGCCCTCTACATATACCATACGCGGACGACTACCAGTTGTGACAGACACTCTTAAAGGATTACTTCCTGAATCTGCCATTACGTTTTGCCACATATTAGAAAAACCTGCTGTACCTTTAGAACAATCTACACCATAAACAAAACTCGTTTCTTTATAAAATGTTGTTCCAATATCATTTATATCATACTGAGCATTATATACACTTGACGAAAGTGTTGTAATTTGTGATTGTAACGGTGATCCATCAATTATAAAATTATATGGATCTGATCCAATGGTAATGCCATTGGATCCACTAAGATTCATCCCTCGTACGACACTAGCCGGTACATTACTACCAAGACCAACTATTTGATTATTAAGAAGAGGTACGCTTGTAGCTTTACCTGTTTTAACAGTATCTGTATTAGCAAGAATACTACTTGGATTAACAGCTGTTACAATCTGTGTTGTTGTATTCCAGTAGCCACTTGTAGTTGAAATTAAATTTATAGCAGAAGCTATAGAGGCAACACCACTGGATAATAAAAGTGTATTTACACTCCATATACCATTATTATTTTTTAATGTATTATTATCAGCTTGAAAGTAATTAGCAGCAGGGGACCATGTATTTGCACTTGTGTAAGTATACAATGTTTGTACTTTTGAAGCATCAAAATCAAGAACTATATCACCAACTTGAGGTGATGTAACACTATTGCGACCACTAGGTACATAATTAAAATTTCTCACTCCAACAGGGTTACCTCCCAACGTAATACCGTCACCTACAAACAATCTAGTTGTATCAGTAGTATAGCCTAACTCACCTTGCGAAAAAATAACATTAGTTTTTCTTTGACTATCAGTTCCATTACGAACTATAATCTTAACTACTGTGTCTGTTGTTATTGTAATTGCCATATATTATATTACACTTAATGTATTTGGTAGAACTGATGTATTAATCCATAATGACCCTGTAGACAATCCACCAGATACTGTAGGTAAAATTGTACGAGCATTGTATTGTGTTAGTATCGGTAATATTGCGTAATTAGCAAAATTCGTACCTGGTGTACTGCTCAAATAATAAAAACAAGTAGTATTAGTATCATAAACTATATCATTTAACTGTACATACTGACATGTTTGATTAATAAAACTTTGAGATATACTATTAATAGTATAGAATTTGATAGCTGGACATATACCACCTACTGTTGAACCATCACCAACAAAGAGACGTCCAGAGTCGATAGTAAATCCTAACTCACCCTGATCGAGGATAATTTGCTGACGTTGAGCATCAGTTCCACGTCTGACTTTAACCTTTACTATTGATACATTAGCCATTGTAATTATTTATGAAGATATACTAATTATCAATTAATATATATTGGGATATTTAAATCAGGTGCTACCCTAACATCTAATTGCAGTGTATTAAAAATTGAAACTTGTGCATCAAAAATAATTTTTAAACAACGATTAAGAATAGTATTTTGAAAAATTTCATTGCAACCAATAAAGTTTATTACATTTTGATCAAATGTTGCGTCAATCATCTCTTGCGAAGTTAGATAGCGTGTACCTTGAAAAATAAGAGTACCTCTAGTATCAGGCTCGTATAAAAATTTACTATAAATGAGATCACGAAGACGAGTATGATTAATTATTAATTTTGCGAGTGATTTATTAAACACCCAATTCTGTACATATTCATCTGTATTAATTTGCAACGAACTTAACGGATAAACATCAAAATTGTCTGTTACAAGAACAGTATCAAGATTTATATTATCGTAGTACACGCCAAATTTACCAGCATTATTATACGTACTAAAAATAACATTATTATCATTATTCTGAGTATTAACAATAGAAGTAAACGCTTTTATATTTTCTGATACAACGTTAAATCTGTAAAATAAATAACTACCTATTGTATCTTGTATTGAACTGTAGAATTTTTTATAAACATTTTTATTTGTCACAAGATAAAAAATATCTGCATTTGTAGTAGACGTAGTTATACTCTGATAATACTCGCCATCAGGCAATAACGGTAATAATGTTGCAGTAGATGATGTAAAAATGCTGTTATATCCAATAAGTTTGTTATTATTGGTTAATACGTAGACATTGCCACTATTATTAACAGATATATCAATTGGATAATTATTATTAAAATCTCTAAACAATCTATGGGTTGTTATCCAATTAAAATCAGTGTCATACTGCTTAATGCAACCATTACCCGAATCGAGTACATATAAATTTGAATTATATATTGCAAGACTTTCCGGCTTATTATACAATAAAGCATTATCATATGTACCACTACCACCTATACTTCTTACATAGACCAATTTATTAGCTAATACATTATTATTTGTTAAAAACCCTGTTGCGTTAAATTGATGTATTAAATTAGCACTTAAGTCAACAACATACAAGTAATTTGTATTTGGATCGAGTACAATTTTATTAATACCTGTAAAATAAACATTTGAAAATAAAGCAGTAGTATTTGTACTAAGGGCAACTGATACATTTTGTAAATTTACATCACCCGTTAATGCAACAAGGTCAGTACCGGAAGAAGTAAAAAATGTATAATAGTTTGGACTAACAGATGTATTTAAACCACCAGTTATAACTGAAGTATTATCGAGATTTGAGTAACCAGTTGTTGATAACGGAGAAAATTGACTTGATGAAATAAATTGAGAAGTTGTATACCAACTTAATTGCGTATTTGGTAGAATATTACCTACAAATCCAATGGATGAAATAGGAATAACATTTGATGCTACATTACTATAGCGATATAACTGAATATAATTACTATATAGCTTGTTAAACGCGTTATTAATAACAGCAGTAGTTACAACATCATTTTCTGCAATAGATATTGCTTCAAATCCTGAATAAGGTAAAGTTAATGATGTATGAAGCGTACGGTCATATACTGTTCCAACTTGACTGGCTATGTCTGCTATATTCATGTTAATTTATCCAATTAATTTTATTAATTTGTGAATATACAGGAGCTGTATTATTAAGCTCTGTTAAAATTCTTGTTTGAAGTGCTTGCTGTAGAGAAGGATCAGTTATACCAGTATTTATGATATTTAAATTATATAAAGTAGATTTTGAACCCGGTACTGTTGCTTTAAAGTATCTTTCAATTTCTTCAACATAATTTCTACGACCACAAGGTATATCTACTACAAGATCCTGTATCATCATACCCTGACGGGTAAGACTCATTATATCAAAATCATTTAATGATGTATTATACAGATTATAATTAGTAATAGTTAAATTATTAACTAAATAATTTTTATTTTTAAGGTATTTAAATAGTGGTACATTATTTTTGAATGTAGCAGTACCAAACATAAATGGTCGTTTAATTAAATTACTAAATTTATATTTTCTCGGTTGAAAATAAGTGTTACCCACTTCTTGCCCGTCAATAAAAAGTGTCATCTCACCGTGATAACTATCAAAACGTACGGCAAAATGGTGTGGCCCAGGATCGAGACCTGACAGTGAAGTAATTATTTCGGTAGTAAGTGTATCGGCACTATTATAAACATTAGTTAATACTGCTTTTACGTTTAAATTAGCGTCACCATATACAGCATGGACATAATTCTGTATGTAATTATCGTTAGTAGTGCTATCAAAGTTAAAATTAACAGGTGTATCTACAATTGTATTCGATATAACACCACCGGTTAACGCTATAACATTTATTTGATACCCTGATAATGATGTATTTGGATTATATCCATTACGAGCTACAACAACCGTTTGACTTAATCCTGTTGGAGTAATATCATTTAATATATTAATGGTATTATTACTATATGTATCAATAGAAATTGTTGTATTACCAGATATATTATATCCTAACCCTGGAGCTGTATTAAAAATAATTTGATTATTACCAATTGTATAATCGAGATTAGGTTTATACGTACCGCTATACTGTACTGTATCTAATGAATAGATATTTGCAGCTATAATAACACCTTGTGAATTAATAATTGAAGATATAGCACTTAAAGTTGTTGTATATTGATAATTTAAACTGTAATCAGAAGGATTTAACGAATAACCATTACCTGTAAGAGTAAAAGTAGTTGTTATACCATCTCCAACGAAATTAAATGGTATTATTTGCGTACTATTTGGACTAAAAGAGCCGGATAATAATAATGCTCTACTAGATGAATATGCATAATAGTTTTTTTGACTATCTAATATCCAAATATTATTATTAAAATCAAAATTGTAATCAGCAAATGCTGAATAAGATTTAAACGCAGTAGTAACCTGTAAGAGTGTAGTATCCCATTTTAAAATTGAGGTATAATCAGGTGATAGATAATATATAAATCCATTATTTAAACGTGCCTGATCACCTAATGTTAGATATAAACTATTATTATAATAGGTTATTGTATTTGCTGTATCGATATTACATCCAGGGGCATAATATATGTTATTAAACGTTGAAGTTACATCAGTTAATGTAGCGTTAATAAGGTCAGCTTGCAAAATATTTGTAGTTGTAGGTGAACTACAGAGTATATAACCCGTATCTGCTGTATAATCAAAACTAACAGCATATTCTAATAACGGATTTGTTATAGAAATTAAAGGTATATCCGCTACATCATATCTTACAAATGTACCATCATTAAAAATACCATAATAATCACGCATTCCTTCGAGTCTCATAAACCCAAGAGGTGTTGAGGTGTAGTTAATTGTTTTTAGTGGTGTCAAACTAGTGTTTAAAATGTTAAGACTAGTTAAACCACTAACAAATAAGGTGGGTGTAATGTTATTAGTATTAAAAATACCAAATCCATCATGCACAAAATTACCAGCTAATTGATATCCAAGAGGTTTTTGCCAATTTGTACTATTACCGTAAAAAGATAATGTAAATTGATTAGATAAATCAATTGTAGAAAGAGAATTACTAATAGTGTATTGGTTACCATTGAATATAAACTCATTTGCTGTTAATCCAGCTGGTAGTACATTACTGTCATCGGTTTTTAAATACGCTGAAAAACTATTATCCACCAAATACGGATTAAAGGACTGAATATACTGGTTAATATAACTATTACCTATGTGTTGATATGCATAATAGGCACCGGGCTCCAGTGTTAGCTGTGATGGTATATCAAATACTGTTATATTACCTATAATACTTGAAACAGATGATAATAAAGTAGCAAATGATGTAACATAATTAACAGACGCACCGGTAAGTGCAGCTATATAACTAATAGTTGATGGATTATAATATCTATCAACCCAAATCGGTTCGGTTATTACATTTGTACTACCTGATAACCAACTACATAAAAATGAACCATTTGTTTCATTAGAAACTGTACCAAATGGTGATGTATACTTAGCCGATGCAAGTTTCTTAAAAATCTTATCTGACTTCATCGGGTGATCGCCTGCAATTGCACCTGCCTCAATAAATCCTGCGTTGGCAACATTTATATTAACATAGGGATAGAGAAATTGTGGTGTATGAAAGAATGTTGTCTTATCAGCAGGTAAAATTAAGTTGGATGTATAAGCTTGATAACCTAAGCTAATATTATCGTCGCCTTTTAACTGATTGGACCCAGTAAACAATTTTTGATACTGTCTTGAGCTAGCATCATCTTCAGTAAAATAATTTGAGCGATTGGCTTGGAAAGGATTACCGCGACCTTGATATCCTTCAGGGGTATTTGTATTTTTTAAAGATAAAAGATTAACGTTAAGTTGACCATCTGTTACAACATTATTATATTGAGAATTAACTAAAAGATTTGAATTAACTGTTGCTATACTTCTATCAACATTAATATCTTGGGTATTAGTTTTAAAATTGCGTTGATAGCTAACCCAAGCATCATATAAGAGTGTATCCGTCTTTGCGCCAGGCTTGGCCATACACAACCAAGCTGCTGTTGGTGGATAGGGAGTATTGCCTCCTTGAACTGGCTTAAGGAATGCAAGGGTAGGATTTGGACCTGGAGTATAACCTACAAATTCACAAATATTATTGCCTGAAATATCCGTTAAACTTTTTGATAAAATTAATACGTTACTATGTTGATCATATGCATAATAAAAAATTTGTGTACTATTTGGACCAAGACTATCTTGTTGACAATCAAATTGAAAAGATAAAAAAGCATCAGTAGCTGTAAGGTATCTATTTACTCCTTTATAAGAATGTAAGATTTTACAGAATAAATCATCTAAAAACAGTACTTCAAAAAAGCTTCTATTATCCAAATTATTAGATACACCTGTTAAGGCGACATTAGCAACACTTTGAGTTATTGCAGGCTCTTCAGTTACAAGAAAACGAGTATTATTATCAATATCTGGTGTATTGTATGTTGCAAGATATGTACTAAATCCATTAACTGGTAATGGATCCAGAGATTGAATACTAACATTAGATGTTAAAGAATCATAACGTGTAAGATAGAGATTTGAATAGTTATTTGTTGTTGTATCTTGTAAGTTACCGTATATTTCTGTTAACGGTAAATTATACCCTTGCTCTGTAAGAAAGAAGGACTGATTTAATGTCACTGTATCGTCCGATGCATATGCAGAGGATAAACCGATAAAGTTTGTTGGATTAAATGAGACAACATCCATGATTACTATTATTTATCAACAAAATAGTGCGCTGCTATGCACTTAAAGTTAATGCATGCGTAATATAATTAGGCGAACAAGTTTCAAAAATATTAAGCAACTCATTTGAACTTACACCAACTGATATACTATTTAAAAGATGTGTATCAGATATCTCGTAAATTGATGACGGAAAGAAAGAAGCTGATATATTGTATATAAAGCTTACGAGATTGCCGTTAATAACAGTAATTGAGGGTGTATAAGTAGTACCGCTAAGACTCAATGGGTAATAATCGTGACTTATGTTTGTATTACCTGGAGTTTCAAGTAAAGCAACACCAGCAAAACTTTTACCTATTGGATAATTTACAGTTTGTTTAGTACCATCACCAAAATTATAAAATATTTTAAAAATACCAAAAAGTGAAGTATCTAATCCTGACGTTGAAAATATAAGTGTATATGGACCTTTTAATGGATTAAGAATTATATTAGTAGTAAAACTTTGAATTATAAATTCCCAAGGAAAAAAAGATCCATCATTATATTGCTGTAGATATGTGGGAGTTGAACCAAATGAACCACCATCAGCTGCGGCTGAAAGAGTAGAGAGTGGTGTATTAAACGTTAATGAATCAGCAAGACCAGGAACGCCTATAAATTGATTACTTGAAAGATTGACAGTGTATGTTCTCACTGTTTATATTTACTATAGATATACAGGTATATACCCTATATAAGTTCCATTAGCATCATAAGCTGATATACGTTTAGAGAAAGTACCGAGAGCACCAGTACCTGTAGTACTAAATGCAGGTTTAGCCATGACGACGGTACCTTGCGAGCTAAGATTATTTACAAATGTATAATTAGCCGTTTTTGATACAAGATTTGATCCAAGAGCAAAACTATTAGCTCCACAAACATTATTACCGGATCCACCTGCTACGAAGGAATTTAATCCGCAAGCATAATTGTAATACCCACCTGCTATAGTTGCGTTAGCAATATTTGTTGGAATAACATTAAAGCTACCACCTGCAATGGTACCGTAATTACCAGAAGCTGTGTTACAAATACCACCACCAACAAATGATGAATATCCAGAAGCTGTGTTATTGAGACCACCACCTATTATTGAATAACATCCTTGAGCGTAGTTAGAAGAACCACCAACTACTGCAGAATATGCACTTAATGCAACATTATTTAATCCACCACCTATAAATGAATATATTCCAGAAGTAGAATTGCTCCAACCACCACCAGTAAATGAATAATTTGCATAAGCATTATTGCTTTGACCACCTACAACTGTAGCACAATTTGCATTAACAAAGTTACATATTCCACCACCTATAAAAGATTTTAATCCACCCGCTATATTTTGTATACCACCACCAATCGTTGAAGTATTTGAAGCAGCATTACAGACACCACCAGCTATAGTACTATAACAACCGGAAGCTGTATTCAATACTCCACCTCCTATAGTATTAAACGCTCCACAGCACGCAATATTTTGATCATAAACCCATGCAGTTGAGTTTCCACCAAAACTTGTAAAATTACCAGGTACAACTACACTCGCACAACTACTATTACATGTAATATTTTGTATAAAAGCAGTAAATGTTTTTGTACTTGATAAGGCGGGAGCTGCAGTCGTACTTAAAAAAATAGTAGCAATATCATTTTGATTAAAATTACTGCACACTGATGGAGTATTAAAAATAAATGCTGTACAACAACCACTACTATGGGCAGATAATTTTGCAGCGTAACTAATAGGATAAGCACCAGCTGCATTAAAGCTGCCACCTCCAATATAAGAAAAGCTTGTATTAACAATATTTGAATTACCGCCACCAATAAAAGAATTACAGCCATTGGATGTATTAAGTGTACCACCTACAATAGCTGAACCATTTAAAGCTGCATTACATAACCCACCCCCCACAGTACCGTAATTGCCTGAAGAGGTATTTAAGATACCGCCTCCAATAGTATTACCTATAACAGCTTGATTTAAAGATTGATCATAAATGTATAAACTATTGGCACTTAAACTTGCAGTATTACCTGATCCTTGGGTACAATAACTAAAATCAGTAGTGCCTGTTGAACCTCCAATTATAAGACAACCTGCAGAAGCACCTGATCCACTTATTACAGATATAACGGTTGCACAAGTTGAATATAATGCAGATCCTAAATTGTTTATTGAAGTTAAAGAGGGGTTATTTGTAGTAGTGTAAATTACACCCACAGTATCACCTGTTTTGAATTTTGTAGTAAGACCTGCCCCTTGATTATCAATAATACCGGTACATTTACCATTACCAGATAATGTACCAATAACTGAGCCTGCATTACTACGGGTTTTAATATTATTAACAAATGCTATAGCAGCACCACCAATATGATTATAACCACCTGTGCCGATAAAATTATAACATCCACCAGATATATAATTACCAATACCACCACCTAAAACATTATAGTTACCGCTGTTTGTATTGTTTATACCACCGAGAGTAGTACTGTAATTTCCACCATATCCATACGGTACACTACTAACAGGAATAATTGTACTAGTATTAATAACAGAATACGGTCCGCGATAACCACCTATGTTAGGATTCCAAGATCCTGAGTTTAGATAAACCGTTGTTTCTGTGTTTGTCCAACCTGCACTGTTTGTAATAACAGTTGTATTAGCATTTCCAGTAGCGTTCCATGTAGTTAAATTTGTTGTTACAGTATTATATGTATACTGCCAATTAGCACTGTTGCTGCTTAAAGTTGTAAGTGTGTTATTCCAATTGCCACTTAATGAGGAAAGTGTATAGTATGTTGAATTCCAAGTACCACTATTGCCACTTAACGTAGTTCCAAGGTTAACAATAGATTTAGTCCAATACGCACTTGTTGAATAAACAGTTGAGTAAGTAGATTGCCAATTAGCACTATTTGCTGTAAGGGATGTTAGAGCTGCTTGTCCGTAATATGCACTAAAATTTGATATTTGACTTACAATAGTGTTAATGGTAGCATTAGCAACTAAACCTGTAATTGCAGGTACATTAAGTGTTAGGGTAGCGGCTACTGTAGGCATGGTGTATTAATATTTACGTTAAAAGACATTTTTTCCATTAAGAATTAGCGAATGAGGATATAATTATCACCTGAAACTAATCCTGCAGTTCCACCAGAAGTTGCTATTATAAGTGGTAATGCACTGAGATATTGATTATTAGTAATACTATTAACTGTTGTTATAGTATCACCTACATTTAGGTATGATGACAGTGATGTTAAATTTGATGTGAAAGTAAAATATGAACCTGTAAGTGTTGTTTGATCTAAACCATAATTCCAAGTTCTATATCCGCTTAAAAATACACCATTAACATTTAAGTTTTGTATTTTAAACTCTGTTACATCTTCACCTGTTGCAAATCCTAAGCAACAATAAACACTATCCGGCCACCAAGCAGTAGTCGGTAAAATATAATTTACAAAATTAGAAAATAAGTTATCCGTTGGGCGCTTCATATCAACGACAACACGTTGACCAAAGTCAGTTAAACGCACACGGATTCTATTATATGTAACAGTGTTTGTATTACCAAAAGAACCAGTATTTGTATAAAAAACTGTACTAAAGGGAAATGAGCTACCTGAGACATCACCACTATTATACAAGAAATTATAATTATTGTCGAATGAGTCACGGATTGTTATTGAATTCGGTACTGGTACATTCAAACCATTAACTCCAAAATTATTTGTACCAAAATTTCCTGTTATATCAAAGCCAATACCAAGCGCTCCTCGATATACACCAGGAAATGAACTTAAAGATGCACCACTCAAAGCACTTACACCTTGTACTGGACTATAACATAACCCTGGACCTGGTCCACCCCCAGATATTGCACTCAATGTACTAGTAAAGAATACACTAAACCCTTCACCACCGGCAGTACCAGGTCCATAACATGCATAATCAAAAGTTACAACAATATCTTTTGATATATCGAATCCCTGATTAAGGAATACAACACCTGCATTAGCATTCGGTTCTAACAAATAATTATATGGTAGAGATGTTGGCATTACATGAAGTATTTATGAATTAAGTTCAAGGATCCTACAGATTAAATATCTATGTGGATTTAAATCATTTATTTAAAAAAGAACCTATTACAGAAAACAATAAACAGCCTGAATATTTGACAATATTTGGATTTCCTACCTTTAGTAAGGTAGCAGCTATTGCTATTGACGTGGTTTATTGGTTTATTATCTTTGTTGCTTATTGTTTTGCATTCCATGCATTGAATAACATTTTAATTACATGGAATTGGTTGTTAGTAGGACTTGCAAGCTTTGCTGTTGTCGGATTACCTTATTGTGTTAAGATTATTCTATTTGGACGCAAGGAATTTCCATTAAAAGCAGCATTATTGTGTTTATTCTTGAGTCTCTTACCTACTATCTTTGATTTTACAGGATTTTATTCAGAAACTGGTCTTCAAGATAGTTTACAACAAAGTAAAGTACAGATATCTGAATCAATTTCATCGTTTGAGATACAAAGTAAGAAATCTGCTCAAGATAAAGAACTTGAAATACAAAATACCGGTAGAGATAAGAAGACAGTAGCAGAACAAACTTTATTGCAGTCATCTTCAGACATACAAAAACAGGTAGAGGATGCAAATCAAGCTGTTTTAGATGAAAAGGAAGGTGTTAAGGGGAAAGCTGGAGATGGACCTAAAGCTAAAGAACTTCAAGCACGGGTTCGTAAGCTAAAAGCACAATCTGATATTGATAATCAACAATCTAAAGCAGAACTCAAACGTCAAAATGATGTTATTGACCAAGAAACAAATGAAAAACTTCAAGCACTTAAACAATCAAATGTTTTATTGGGAGATAAACTTTTAAACTGTAAAAAAGAAGTCAATAATGCAGGAAACTTTAAAGCTTTAGAGTTGTCAGTAATAGATGCCAACAGTCTATTATCTTCGATCGCCTCTAATCTCAGTGTGTCTTATATCCCCGTGCGGATTATAGGATCTGACAACATTATTAAAGTATCTTTCGGGTCTTTAACAACTGGAGATATTACAGCTATCATATGTTTCTTGTTAGCCTTTCTTATGGAAATAGGTGATATTATTATAACGTTTGTAATGCGTTATGAAAAGAAAATACCTACACCAATTATTAAATCATCGTCAGATGATACTCTTCGTCATGTAAAATATACTAAAAGTTACGATGGGTATTAACCCTTGTACTTTTTTGAGAATGTCTTAGCTGTAGAAAGACAGTGCTTAGTGTATTTACATTGATCACAAACTCGATCTGAATTAAGATAAAGTTGTGGAGCAATACAGGAGCCATTCTTTGTATTTTCTACAACATACTCTGTTAAATTTGAATATGTACGCGGTTCTTTTGGAATCCATTTTACTGAAATTTGACGTACTTCTTCTAAGCTCATTCGTTTATTTGTTTTTGGCTTCTTAAGGAGTTTAAGTCGTGCCAGTACTTGTTTATTTATGGAGAAAGGCTTTATATTAACAGGGCGTAATTGTTTTTGAACTTCCTCAGGAGAAATTCTTTGACGAAGTAATCTCTTTGCTTCATTAGATACATAATGTTCAGCAAACGGAACTGGTCCTCCAAATTTTTTATTTCCCTTAGCAATTCCTGCCTTTGACACTCTTCGCTCTAACCCTGTAACAATACAGGTCATAACTTTACTCTTAATAATACTTTCATCAACGACTTTTACTTTAACAGGTTTAGTCTTAATAGGTTTTACTTTTTTTATCTTCTTAGATACAGCCTTTACCTTGACCTTTTTAACGGTCTTTTTAAGTGGTTTTTTGACTTTTTTGCCTTTCATGTGCTGGTTATATTATAGAGTTAAAAAAATAATTCAAGAGTTGATTTATTGAAATATATAGTCTAGTATGCTGTCATGCCTTACATTACACAAGAAAAAAGAGACAACTTTATGACTGGAAACGGTACTATAGAGAATCCTGGTGACCTAAATTTTGTACTTACCAAGGTGTGTTTAGAGTACTTGGAAAACAAAACAGAGAGCTATCAATCCTATAATGATATTGTCGGAGCTTTAGAATGTTGTAAGCTCGAGATGTATCGTCGTGCTGTTTCTCCTTACGAAGATGCAAAGATTGCTGCTAATGGAGATGTTTATTCAAAGTAATTCTTGCAATAATCTAAAATCACTATAATATCAAATTTATGAAACAAAAGGAGGTGAAATAACAATGATCGATTACACAAATAAGAATCTCCGTCCAAAGACGTTTTTCGTCAAGATGGAGCGTAACCGTGACGGTAGTTTTACCGTTAAGCGCGCTAAGGTCCTCGAGAAGACCAATCAGTTCGAGCGCAGCACACGTCAGGTTGATGCACGCGACTTCACTCGCGCCATCCGCACAAACGATATTACCGTTGCTTAATTCGGTATAACAATGAGAAGACCGGCTGTTACTACTTAGCAGCCGGTCTTTTTTTGTCAACTATTTTATTGCCTTTCTTTTTTAAATTTCCTATTATTATCACTAATGAATGCTGCAGAAATTAACGCTAGATTTAAGAAAAGTATCTCAAACGATCCTTCCGTTCTTACTTGTATTGTAACAGGAAAGACGAGACCTACTAACAGTGCATATTTGGAAGAGAAATCAAAGAAACTCGGTTCAAAAGAAGAGTTTATTAACCATTATATATGTCGTGAGGCATTAACAATGCTTAAACAAGGGAGAACAGTGTATGATGTTCGATCTGCACTCGGTGTCTCTACAGCTATCCTACCTCCGGATGAGAAAAAACTTCTCCGTGCCTTAAAAATAAACGGAAAATAAGCTTTTAATTCCTTTTGAATTCCCATATACTAATAGTATGAAAATTAACCTACAGAGTACGTCGTTTACAGCAGTCAAAGATGTTCAGATTCCTGACATTTACAATCGTCGCGTCAAGTCGGGTATTCCCGAGGTTGACGAAATGTTCGGAGGTGGAATGCTTCCGGGTTCAGTTACTACAATCTCATCAAAGGCAGGTGTTGGTAAGTCGACGATGGTTCTTCAGATTCTTAACGGTATAACAAAGAACGGTCATAGGGTTGGATTTGTATCGGCGGAGGAGTCTATTCATCAGGTTGCCTTTGCCTGTAAGCGTCTTGGTATTGAAGATGTTGGTATTTGTAACGAGTCTAATGCTAAGAAGATTATCGGGTTTATGAACGACGTTGACGTTATCGTCATTGATTCGTTCCATGCTGTCGATAAGAGCAATATGGAAGAGAAGGAGTTCATTGAGACTCTTATTAACCGTGCTAAGGAGACAGAGTGTGTTGTTCTTATTATCTGTCATCTTACTAAGGGTGGTGTTATTAAGGGTACAAACCTGTTGACGTACGCTGTTGATGTCAATGTTTTTGTTGAACTCTCAGAGGAAGAGCCTGGTCATCGTCGGATTTACTTCGCTAAGAATCGCTTCGGTCCTGGTATTGACTATACCTGTGCGTTTACTAGTCGTGGTTATGACTTTACTCCGGTTAAGATAACCGAGGGTGCTGGTAAGACTACTAAGTCTGATAAGAAGGAAGAAGCTCGTAAGCAAATTCTTAGTATGAACGGTAAGTTCTCAGTCTCTGACGTTTGTACAGCTCTTAAGGTTGATGCCTCCAGGGCTGGATGGCTTCTTCGGGAGCTTACGACTGAGGGCAAGCTTACTAAGAATGATCTCCGTGGCAATAAGTGCCGGTGGAGGGTAAATAAAGTCGAAGCAATCATAACCAAACACTAATATGGCAGGCAAAGGATCAAAATCACGCGTAAGCGACACAAAAAAATACAAGGAAAACTTTCCTAAGGCATCAGGCAAGGTTGAAGGCTTTGTAAAGATCAAGGGAAAGCTTGTAAAGAAATACTAATGACACCAGAAAAATTCCAAGCACGCAATCATGCTTTACGGTGTGATTTTGCTGACCTTGAGACCTATAAAAAGTCTTTTAGTCGTAAGTTTTGGAACTTTATGGACGATAAGTTTAGTATTCGTAGTGTATGGGATGTACTTCCATTCCGTTGGAAGCTACGATACTACGATAAGATTCGTCCAATCTTTGCTCCAGAAAATAATCGTATTCGTAAGGCAATTCCACGTACCTGGACAGACACATCTCACCTTATTGAGATTATAAATTTTGAGTTTATTAAGAGTTTTTATGAAACAGAATACCTTCATGGTCACACTGATTGGGAGGGTACAGGTGAGCACGCTGTAGCGTTCGCTAAATGGCTTGAATCTGCTTACAATTATATTACTATTGAACGACCACAGCTAGAAAAAGATATGGATAATGCCTATCCACCTCATCAACCACTCAAGGAAATGTTTGTACCGTGTGAGACAGATGATAAGGGTAAGGTTAAGATGTTTAAGATGACACCACGAGAAGAGTCATACGAAGAACTCTATGGAGAGGTTAATCGTCTTGAGCAACTTATTCAAGATAAAGATAGTGATATTCTAACACAACTTGTTAAATATCGTTACTTCTTTTGGTCATAAAATTTAATGGGTAGATACCGAAGCTGGACAAACGGGGAAGACTGTAAATCTTCTGGCTATTGCCTTCAGTGGTTCGAATCCACTTCTGCCCAGACTAAATAATATATGCTATGACTCTTATGGATCACAATCCACCACATAATACAGCACCTATAATAGATCGCAATACCATTAAATGGAGTGGGTATTTTTCAACGTCAGAGCAGGCAGATGAGCATTTAAAAGAACAGACTAAGCATCATGCAGAAAACGAAAATAAATTGGTCGTAAGTGCTAAGAAAGAGTTTGTAAACAGACATTTTAAAGGATATTTTCTTTATCGCTTTGTTGTAATATTAACAAATAAATGAACTTTAAAAAGATATTTGAATCATTATTAACCGAACACATGCACTCTAAACAGAAGGCAGGCTATGTGGCTCATCCTGTTGATGGTCATCGCTGTGATGTATGTACGATGTGGAGACCTCCAAATAAGTGTTCTGCCGTATTCGGTGTTATTAAACCTGATGGTTGGTGTAAGTGGTGGAAGAGAACACATAGAAAGGATAGAAAATAATGAAGGTATACCTCGACATGGATGGGTTACTTGCTAACCTTTTTGATACAGTTTCCATGGGAATGATTGGTAAGCATTATAAAGCACTAACGGAACCTGAAAAAGAACATACACGTCAAATTTGGACAGATAGAGAAGGTAAAGCTAAAGAGTTCTTTCAAAAACAGGGTGGAGTTAAGAAGTTTTTTGCCGATCTTCCTACTTTTGGCCCTCTAACTGACGCTATTATTAACACAGTTGTGAAAGAGGTAGGAGGTTATAGTATTTGCTCCTGTCCTGCTGGTATTGATGAACAGGCTTCAGAAGCTGGAAAGAGAATTTGGATTCATAAGCACCTTAACCCACTTCCTGATGAAATGTCCTTTGTTAGAGATAAAACTATTAACGCAATTAATAAAGAAACAGGTAAGCCCAATGTTCTTATTGATGATTTTCCAAAATATATTAAAGAATGGAAAGCAGCTGGTGGTATTCCAATAGAAATGCGTACAGATAGCTTGAATAGTCCAGAAGAAGTAAGAGCATTTCTCACTAAGAAACTTAATGCAGCTAAAGAACAAATTGATGGTGTACAACCTGAACCTAAAATACCAACGTTTGAGCAATACGTAAGAAAAGTGTTGCATTCTCTCTAAATGCATCCATAATTATTTGTATGGGTATGTTTGATATAATTTTTATAAAGAAAGCACTTCCTCTTAATAAAGAGCTTAAAGCTCTAAAAGATATTAAGTGGGAAGAATGTGACTTTCAGACTAAAGATCTTGAAAATTCTCTCTCTATCTACGAAGTTACTAAGACCGGTAAACTTCGCTACCAAAAAGTAGAGAGGGAGTGGGTAGATGATGAAGGGGCTTTTTTTAAGGGGTATATGAAAGAGGTATCTTCTAAGTGGGTTGATACCAAGCATACAGGTACAGTAAGATTTTATCATAATTTTTCTACTAATAAATCAAACGTTAATATTTTTTCAGATGTAATTGAAGATGATACCGATCTTGATGGATATGATTGGTGGGTGGAGTTTGAAGCTGAATTCGTAAAAGGTAAGCTTACTGAAATTACTCTTACTGAAGCAAAGAAAGAACCTGCTAAGATTCGTATTATTCAAAATATTGAATGGGCTAAGGATCTTAAGAAAAAGGAATCAACTCTTCATCGTCGTATTATAAAATTTTTACGTAAGTCAAAGATTTACCGCAAATTGATTAGTAGTTTATTAAAGCTTAATTCAATTATCTCTAGTAAGATTAGTTGGGTTCTTTATAGACTCTAATTGTTCTTTGATAAATAATTTTGGGGGCGTACTGGTTTCGACTTATACTCGAAGTTTGTATGGCACGTAGTGGTTAATCAGTTGGCCACTTTAAAAAGCTGATTAAAAACATAAATGCAGAAGATAACTCTGACGCTATCCTTGCGGAAGCATTGTATTGTCTCGAGAACGCTGACGAAATCCTCGCCAGCTTTGAAGAGCCAGCACTCCTAGCTGCCTAAGGAACCAAAAGATAATCCTATTAAAGCTTTTGGAAATAAAAATAGGTTTAGAAGGTCTTGTGATTCTTAGAAAATTGAGTGCAAGCGGTGGTATGTGGTCGTTAATCACACATACAGGTAGGACTCTAAACATGGATAGGTCGCTAGTGCCTGGTTACCTTTAGTCAACCAAAGTACGAAAGCTAGCTAAGCGTGTAGAAGTATAAATAGAAAAGTATAAACACAGGGGTTCGACTCCCCTCGCCTCCACCATTTTATTTTACGGGGAATTAGCTCAGTTGGTAGTAGCGATAGCTTTGCAAGCTATAGGTCAGCGGTTCGATCCCGCTATTCTCCACAATTTTTATTAAATATATACATGGCTTCTACACGTTTAAGCGCAGCTCGCGATATAGCACATGGTAAATTTCCAGCAACAGGAGTGAAACGATCTCCTAAATGGGCTGCTGTACGCAAGGAACATCTTAAGAATAATCCAAAATGTGCAATTTGTGAAGGTACAGAAAAACTTAATGTACATCATATTAAACCATTTCATTTACATCCGGAATTAGAACTCGATCCAAGTAACTTTATTACTCTTTGTGAAAGTGCAAGTTATGGTATTATCTGTCATATTCTTGTTGGTCATTTAGGTGATTATAAAAACATAAATCCAAATTCTGTAGAAGATGCTAAAATTTGGAACGCTAAATTAAAAGAAGATCATTTTCAGAAATAGCTTGCAGGAACCAATACTTGGTATTAATATAGATAAATAAATTAACGCCCGGTTAGTTCAATGGTAAAACGAGGGTTTTGTAAACCTTAGTCGTGAGTTCGATTCTCACACTGGGCTCCATACTTGATCTTTTACATTTTACGTCGGTGGTACATTGGCTGTGCAGCAGTCTCCAAAACTGCCTTAGGTAGGTTCGATTCCTACCCGGCGTGCCATAAATAGAATTATAGTAATCGGCAAAACCCTCTCTACAACTGTTCGAAGAGTTGTATGCATGGAACCGGTTCTTCGTAAGTTCATACAAAACTAGAACATAATCAAGGACGCTTGAGGTTTTTAGGACAAAGGAACTTACATTAATTTCCGCAGAGTAGAGAACTGGTATCTCGTCACGCTCATAACGTGAAGGCAGTGGGTTCGATTCCCACCTCTGCCAATTTTTTAGTTGCCACTTCCTTATTCAGGCATTATATTAAAAGAATAAGAATTGATCTTTGATAGTACATTTTGAAATTTGACTAGGCGCAAGTCTTAAAAGCTAAAAGACTCCCGCGATAGGTGATAGCGAAGCATTCGGCCGAGTGAACGTGTAGCCTATAAGATAAATCTCCGTGAAAGCGAATGAGGTTTTCTAGTCATACAAATTAAGTTCCCACGTTGTAGGTATAATCCGTGGGAGAGATACGTTGAGTTGTCTGTTGGTATGTTAGTAGACGTATTTTCATAGGAGGAGCCAAAAACTTACATACAGCTACGATCCCTTGCTTTAATAAACACAGACTGGTCGACGAGCTGGCTCCATGCCGGCACTCGATGAGGAGAGAACAAAATCCGGAACAAAAGCTTTTCAAACACCACAAATTTTCATATAATGCTACCATGATGTCGGTCTCAAGTCCGAGCGATAGGAGATGGCCTCTCCTACGAAACGCAGAGAGAATGAAAACATAGACTGCAGTCTGCCCCTATTACCCTGATCAGGTAGTAGGGGTTTTCTGTGTTCTAGAATGATTAAATAATTATATGCTCGATCCACTGGAAGCTGCTATGGTGGGTTTATTTACTTTAGGTTTTATAACAGCTTATGCTATAATGTATTCTACTAAGTTGGTAACTTTACTTGCAAAGTATTTTAAGGGAATCAAAAAATAATTCTTGAATTCCTTTTCGAGTGCCCATATTATAAAGGGGTAATGAGCACAACAAACACACTAGACAAGTTCGTCGCCAAGAGCAACGATATTCGCCAGACGCTGCAAGGTTATACCCTCGCTCCTCTGGATATTGAGTCCATCGAGAAGAACGGAAATAACTTCTCTTACAATAACAACCGCCTATCCAGTACATCTCTTAAGAGTCTCCTTGGAGTTCTTGGAGTTAAGGATCAGCTCGTTAACGAGATTAAGGATGACAGCTCTCAGTGGGCTCCTCTCCATAATGCTCTTACGAACATTAAGAAGAACAAGCGTGTAACCGCGATTGTTAATAACCACAACAATGAGATTGTTAATCTCTTCGATCGCCCTATCAAGGAAGAGCGTCAGATTGACCTCTCAGCTGGTCTCCGTTATACAGAGGCCTTCTTGAAGGACAACGAGAATAATCTCGAACTTCGTGACTTTAACTTTGATCCTACTAACATTAGTATTGGAATTAACTTCAAGAACCCTGATTCTGATATTGACGTATTCGGAGATGGTCATGATATGTGGAAGGGTGGTTTTGGAATGAACTTCTCTCTCAACAAGTCTCAGTTCTATCCCTATCTCCTCCGTTTGGTTTGCTCCAATGGAATGACCGCTGTTCATCGTATGGCCCAGCGTTTCATCGATAGTGCTGACTTCAGTCAGAAGACCTTCGATACTCAGGTTCGTAAGTTCCTAACTGGTGACGCTCTTCGTCAGGAGATTACGTCAAGTGCTAATCGCCTTAGGGATAACAATGCCTCCCTTAGAGAATTCAATGCTGCTCGTAGTATTACGATGAAGTATGATAAGGAGCTAGCAGTAACTGCTTTCTCTGATCACGAGATTCGTTCACGGTATAAAGAGGTCGGTATTGATCTTAATAAATCGAAGGGTACTCGTTGGCAGTCAACGGCTAACTCGAACGTTAATGCTTACGATCTCTTTAATAAGATCACAAACGTTGCTACTCACAGTGTCTCTGACGAGAACGTAGCATTCAGGATGGAGCTCAACCGACTTGCCTCTGAGTTGTTCTTCAAGGGACCAGACTTCGCTTCAATCGCACCGGATCCATTCCGTGAGGTTGCACCAGCAAATCTTAACGCCTAAGTAAATAAAGTAAACCGGGCGGGCCTCTGCACATGCAAGCTATCTCACGCCCGGTCTTTATTTGGAGATGTAGCATAATGGCAATGCACTTCTTTGCCAAAGAAGATACTGCCGGTTCGAGCCCGGTCATCTCCTCCATACGGTCTCATCGTCTAACGGCTAGGACACGCGGTTTTCATCCGCGTAATCGGAGTTCGAGTCTCCGTGAGACTGCCAGGAAACAATAAATAATACTGATGTTAACGTTTGAACAGTATTTTAATCAATCTGAATCACCAGTTGTTATAGTTGGTGGTATTCATGGTGATGAACCAGCTGGTAATATAGCTGCTAAAAAATATCAAGGTAGAGAAGGTATTATTGTAATAGCTGACGTTAATACAACTGGAGAGAGAAGACTAGATGGAGTAGATCCAAATAGACATTTTGACAAAAAAGATTCTCTCCCAATTGAGGATGAAATCTTAGCTAAAATTGAAG